AGCTTCAGCCATAAATATCTTTTTAACTAATGTTATCACAAATTCGATACATTGATACTTTATTAATATTAAAGAGTGTTTTTCCTGGGGAGAGTGGCTGAAGTTGTCCCATTCCCTATAATCCCGTTCCAAGACTTGCGTTTGCTATGGGACAAGGGTATGGGACAAGTAAAATTGTCCTCCGCTCCAAAAACAATGGGACAATCTATTTTGTCTCACACAGTTGTCCCACTGAAATCTATTGGTACGATTACGATTCTTCCAATGAGACAGGATATGTCAACGCCCCGCGAGCGAGGACTGCTCTATAAGACTTATTAGAATTATCATCTTCTACAAGTTCAATAAGACCTTTCTTGATTAATCTTTGGAACGATTTTCTTATCGCAGCATCTTTACCATCAACCATTGGATCGTGAATCATTTGATTTATAGTATAAGTTTCTGGGTGTATTTTTCTTAGCTTTTGAAGAACCTTATCTTGAACAGTTGTAGGAGAACTAGAATCAGCAGAAACTTCAGGAGTGTAATCAGCGATAGCAAAGGTAAGATCATCTTTCATCTTCATTATCATTTGAGTACCCATTCTTCCAGACCTAGATTTTTCGATAGTAATAAACCTGCTATTACGACCTACTTTATTAATTTGTTCTTGGGTTGGCTTAGATAACTTCCAAGTTTCATCGACAGCATCTCTGATAGCTGAAGTTCCCCTAAATCCACCATTCTTATTAGCGTGATGGATTATAAGGATAGTAGTTCTTGGGAATAGAACACCATTATTTCTGGTAAGCCAATACAAAGGTTGAGCAAAGTCTGATTTATTTTCATCAAATGCTCTACCACCGCTACAACCAATAAGAGAGTCAATAACAACTAGCTTTGGTGTATAGGTTTGCATCAACTTAATAAACTGAGCGTATCTCTGTAGCTGCCAATCAGTTTGAATTTTTACGTTGCTTTCAATAGGAAAGTTAACTTCTTCTAATTGTTCTTTTAGTTGAGATAATGGTTGATCGCCATTCAACAGCAGAACATTGCCTTGATCTACAGGAACTTTACTACCTCTAACTAGGAAAGGATCTCCAGTAGCAATATGTTTTGCCATGGTCCAAGCACTCATGGATTTACCATCTCCACCAGCACCATATATAAGAACAACTGAAGGAGTAGGAAGAATGTCAGGTATCAAGTATTCCCTCTGAATATCTAATGCGAAAAGATCAGCTATATCAAGAATACCTTTTTGGCTTTCATATTGAATCTGATCGACAATAAGTTTTTCTAATGCTGACTGATCTCTATAACCTGCTTTCAATGCCAAAGTATTTAACTTGTAGTTCATCTCAGCAGGATTATCTAACTCAAGAATATTTTTGGCACGTTTTATTACATCACCAAAGTCAAGAGTTGATGTTCTAACCTCCTGAACTTTCTTTTCTTCTGCTTCTTTAACAATCTTTTTATTTTCAGCAGAGAATCTATGTCTTTCAGGATCTTCTCTATCTGCTAACCAAATAAGAGTACCTAATCCAATACCACCGCTTTTGAATGAATACCAAGCAGTTGTGCAGGGAGTGTCATAATCTCCTGCATCTTCCCATTCAGCAGCAAAGTCAGGATCTTGAGCAGACCAGAATGACCATAAAGACAAACCAAGATCATTAGGTAGTGCAGAATGTATAGCCATTCCAACTCTGACCCAATGCTCCCTACTACCTAAACCCTGATGGGAAATAACTGATAGGCAATCGTGAATGATCTGAGCTATCTCATCTTCTGTCCTATCGCTAAAGTCTAAATCTTTTTTATTTTGTACTGGTTTTGGAGGAGCTTTCATCTCAGCCAATAACCAAGCAGGAGCTACAGGTATTTTTGAAAGATCACCAGTTAATGTATAGAACCCTTCTTCTGAACTATGTCCACCTGGGTAAGCACCAAAGATAACTCCTTGTCTTCTTCCCCAAAGTATTTCATAATTACCACCTTCTTCTTTACGAAGGCCATGACCCTTTACTTCACCCCATAGAGCTTCTGGAACGCTAAAGATATACTTTGCTGCATCTTTCTTAGTAGAAGTCACTTTAGGAGCACCTACAAGCGTTTCAGACCATTTTCTCTTCAATGCTGCATGGTCTTTATCAATATCGAGAATTACGATACCTTTACCCCTGATTCCTGTATAAAGTCCAACAGCTTGTAAGTCAGGATTCTTTTCAATAGCAAGTTCTACATCATGCTTATCAAAATCTCTTTCCCATGATTCTTCTAATGGGTTTTTACCTGTAGCCTTACGGCCTGATTTCATTAGTGCATCTTTTTTATATATAGGTGCATAAACTAGATTCTCAGGAAGAGTCTTGACGAAACTAATAATTGTCATGTATCATTCTATTAGGATAAGTGAAAGCCTCTGATTTCTGTTCTGGTAATCGACAGACTTCGGAGGTTTTTTCATTTTAGGCTATTTACAAACGAGGGTCAAGC